GTTCAATATCTTGGTTGATAAACCAGACCGCATTAGCCCTGCTTCTTGCCCACATTCTAGCGCGCATCTTGATAACATTCTCAGCGAGCAAAGTAGTTGAAGCCTGCCCTGTTTCCTTGCTAACAGTTACCAAACAACCTGAAGTGAGGATGCCCAGAGGTTGCCCTACGCCAGTTCCGTTGATTATTGCGTCATCTACCCTAAAGGCAAACTCCTCGGTAAATGCCTGCTTTACAACGCTTTCTAGTGCCGAAGCATCCTGCAAAAGCTCATCTGTGGCGTAATAAAGTCCGATAAGTTTCTTCAAACCCAGTTCCATCATGCGGAATTTAGGGTCAGCAGCAGTCTTTGTCCCACCCTCCGCCAGCCAGTAAGCCCTTACTCCGCCCCAGCGTGAGCCAGTAGCCCTTGAAGTCTCGTCAATACCAAACATCTTTAGACCATTGGCATTTGGCGAAATCTTGATTTTCTTGCACCTTGAAGCCACTTGACCAGTTTCATAAACTCTGGATATTAGCTCCTTTGCAAAGTCAGTCTGAACTAGATACCCACCATCTGAAGGCACGCCCTCTGAAAGACCCGTAGCCTTTAGTCGGGGGTCAACTATCCCTTCCTGTGCAGCTATAACAACCGCCCTTAACTGGTCGCCAAAACCCTCAAACTTGCGGTCGCCCTCATCCAAAGTTATTTCAACTTTGGGGTCATCGCTGCCAGCGGTTGTTTTACGATTTGTTTCTTTTAATTTGTCAACTGCTTCAGTAGCAGCCTGAGCCGCTATTTCAGCAATTTGTTCTGGTGTTAATTCCATAATATCCTCCTTAAGTTACCTTTCCTTGAGCCTTTTCAATAACATCAGTTACCGCCCCCTTGATAATGTCTATAATTTGTTCCCTGGTAATCTCAGGTTCAATAACTTCTTCCTTTTCAGGCTCTTCTTCTGGTTTGCCGACTGAATCTAAAACCTGTTGGGCTAAATTCTTAATCTGATTTAACCTATCCTTATTCTTTTGATTCAGCACAGCTCCCACTTTGTCTAATATGTCATCAGGAATGTCGTCTCCTGTTAAACGCATTACTTCTTTTGTTACTTCCCAAGCCACCTGAGTTGTCTCATCATTCATACCCTCTTCTCCAATAAGAGATTTCACATAGTCAAACTGGTCTTTAATCCCTTCTTGACTAGCCCTTTTCTCTCGCGGAGGTTCTTTGTCATCAGGGACTTCCTCAACCACTCCTTTAGATTCATCCATACCCTTATGTTCCTCAACCCATTTCTTGGCTCTAGCCATCGTCCAGTTATAGGGGTCTCGCTTGTCAAACATATAAGTTCTGACTTGCTTTTCCTTGCCACAATAAAGAGCCTTAATACCTTCTTTCTTTGAAATATCTATCGTGGCTGTAACATCACATTCTTTAATTGGTATCCTAATCCAATCGCCTTCTTCTTCAGGCTTTGTGATAGTCTCAAATTCCTTTGTTGTTATAATTCCGTTATCAACAGCATTGCGGAGTGCATCAGGATTTGAGGGCACGGGCACAATTGAGATTTCCAATAATTCCTGTTTCGTATATTTCCGCTTTGGTGCTTTCTCGCCATCTCCATCTTCCCACTTTTTGGGAATGAAGCCGACTGATTCTGTCTTTAGATAGCCAGTATCAACCAATCTCTCTACAATATCGGCAAATTCATAAGTCCCTTCTGGCGGGAATTCAACAGTATTCTTTAATTCTCCATCCTTAGAAACCCATACTCTGGGTGCCCTGCCGATAGGTAGCGCTCTATAGTCGTGAGCATAGGCAATAATGGGATTCTTCTTAAAATTCCTTAAATCCCATCCTTCTGCAAGGATTACCTCTCCATCTCTATCTAATCCTGATGTAGAAGCAGTAAATTCATAGGTGCGGTCTCCGAGTCTTTTAACCTCGCAATTATCTGATATTTTATATACAGCCTTATCCATATCCAGCCTCCTGTTTTTGGGTATCCTTCATTCCTGATAAGAGAATGCGATGAGCTTCCTCTATCGCCATTTCAGCCATAAATTAACCTCCCAGATTTGTAATAAAAAAGCGACTCAAACCTTTCGGTTTAAATCGCTTCGGTTGTTCCGTCAGCGGGTTTATTCTGTTTTAAAGTTTCTTGCTCTTTATTATCTCTTCAGTTCTTACTGGCTGCCCATTCTCCATAAAAATAACAACACGCCCATAAGCAACCTGTCGTAAGGTTTCTATTAACTTGAGTTCCTTTCCAGATAACTCTATATCCATTATACCATACATTATACCACAGGTAAAAATATACATTTGCAGTTTGGGTGGACTGCTATCATTCCGTGAGATTCACCAATGGGGTATTCGCCAACTAAATCAAGGCAATCATCGCAAGCCCCGGGTGCAGGGAAAAACTCGACTCTATCTACAACCCCCGAAGCCTCGTATCCTTTAAGTGCCCCCTCATTAGCTGCCGTTATTGTTTCAGTCCGTGCTATCCGTATTGCCCTTGACCTAGAGCAAAAATCAAATGTGCTCCTAACTCTAGTAGCTAAATGGGGCATACTTTCCCCAGCTTCATATCCTATTGCTAATGTATCAGCCAATAATCTAGCCGTCTCTTCGCCAACCTCTTCAGCAGCCCACCCAATTCTAGTTCTCATCCAAGTTAATGCAGCCATAGTTGCAGGATCATCTCGCTTTGACCCGTGTTCAGGCTCTATCAAGTCTAAAGCATCGCTTACAGTCTCTCGTATAAGCCCGGTAAGGCTAGGAGTAGCTGCATCTATAAATTGCTGCTTCGCCTTCTTTAGGTCAATTAACGGAGTTGGTTTAGCCCTTAATTTCTTTAGAGCTTCCTTCTCTTGCTCACTAAACATCTGGTTCAAAGCCTTAATAAGGGGCTTTTCATAATTCTCTGCTTTGGTAATATACATCTGCCAGATTGCAGCCTTTTGCTCTTCGTAAAGTTTGGTTTTCGGTTGTTCAGGTGGTGGTTTAATCTTACCCTTCGCTGGAGTAGGTATCATATTAAGAGGCACAAGGAATATATCGCCATTAGGAGCAGGGTCAAGATTATTAAGTTTCCTTGCTTCATTTACGGTCATCCAGCCCGACCTAACACCCGATTCAGCCAATGCCTTCTTCTGGTCAACAGTTTCAGGGACTACTTCATCAAAATCAATCTCAATCTTCACCCCAGTCTTGAATTTAGGTAGTAATTGCTCGTTTAATTTATTTCTGATTCTAGTTAATCGTGGCTTTATCAACCATCTAGCAAAAATATAATCACCTGCTTCCGCATTAGCTCTATTAACATTCTCTGACACCCCCATAACAGACTGAGGTATACCAAAAGCAAATAACAAATTTTCCCTTCCCATTTTTCGCAGCTGAACAAAATCCATATCCTTCTGCGACATTTGTATTTGTTTATATTTAACCCCATCTTCTAATATGGCAATCTTGTGAGCATTACTCAACCCACCGTGCTCTGTCGCCCATTGCAGACGCAATCGTTTGAATTCGTCATCGCTAAGCGTTCTATCAACCTCTAGTGCAGCATCAGCCCTTGCTGAATTGTAAAAGAAGTTGCGTGTCCACTTACTGGCATTGACTTCGGAATCTATCTCAATAGCCGATGCCTGAACATAGCCTATACCACCATAAGGATTGAGCGGGTCAGGTAAGGGGAAGCGGATTATCTCATCTTTGCCCAGTGGAATTTTCTCACTACCGTTAGTATAAGTATATCCTACTATAAATTCCTTTTCGGATGGCACAATTTTAACTAAATGGGGAGGTAAAACCCAGATTTCACCCGGCACCCCTAATCCGTTCTTGGGTAAATACCAATAAGCCCTACCCGCCAAGTCCATCTGGAGCTGGGTCAATTCTATTATTTCTTGCCCTGTCTGGAACTCATTGGCATAATCAAGAAGCGTTAATATGGGATGGCTCGCTATTTGGCTTCTCTCGCTTCTTTCGTTCCCTTTATATAATCGCCACTTCACCTCACTAACTGCGGTAGCAATACGAAGGGCAATACCATATATACTGTATAACTCACCATAAGCCCCCAGATAACCCCGCAGATCCCTTTCTGGGGGCATAGCCCCAGAGTTACCCGCAAACCCAATCTTTGTTCTCTTTACCTGTTTAATAAACCTGTCCCAAAACGGCATTATTTACCTCCGTATTATGTATGACCTCCCAAGCCCATGACCGCAACAAGCCCATTCAGCCCCAGAAATATAACCCAAACAGGCATCATAACCTTCCTTGGTAGGCATCTTCCTGCACTTAGCACATGGTCTACTATCATCTGTAAGGCTTTTACTA